TCGTGGTCAATGCTAACGAATGACACTTCTGGACCATTGCGACCAACCGGATGACTAGAACGCAAGAAGTCAACCATTGCCCCCCTGATTCTGATCGCTGCAAAACCTTCCAGCTTGCCGCGTCCATCGAACCTTTCTAGAGCTTGCCAAGCTCCAATCATGCCGGCCTGCACTAGTTCATCGAAAGTAACGTGCTCTGGCAGGCTAAGACTACGTTGGAGCTTGACCGCTATGGACTTGCACAGGGGCTTCAACGAACGCAGTTTCGCCTCGATTTCCGCCCTATCTGGAACGGCTGTCAGCCCGACCGCTGCATCTTGGCCCACAGCACATCCGCAACCTTAATGACTTCATCCGTCCAGTTGTGCTCGGTCGAGCGAATCGCCACGGGCACCAACGACGACATTGCTAGCACGACTTCTGCGCGCGTTAGCTGGCGGCGATTTGCAAGGGCGGCTTCAACGCGACCGACTGCGGCATCAATAGCATCGATCAAGGCCACACGCATCTGAGCTTGACTTTGCCTGCACGCCTCATCGCTGTGCATCTGCACCGCCCAGCGGTAATTGGTCCACTGCTGAGACCACAGCCAATGCTGACCAGTATCTTCAGGGGCTTGGTCACTAGGACGCGGCGGAATCGTGGGCAACCAAGCCGGTTGGTTCATCGGCTCAACAATGCCTCCGCCAGGCTTCGTACCTCCCGGACCACCGGGAGGGTTAGCCGATCCAAGACCATCGAGGGGGGTAGCGCCCATGGGCTCGACAATGCCACCCCCAGGCTTCGTGCCACCTAATCCACCGGGAGGGTTAGCCGGTCCAAGATCATCAAGAGACATGATGCTGTGTCCTTTATATTATGCAATACGAAGCAGCGCATTAGACGAATCGTTAGTCGGCATGGTAAGCGTCAACGTACCAGCAGTCACAGTCTGCGAGGAAAAAGTGAATGCGGCGACTGCTTTATTAGACTGAGTGTTGTTATAAATTAGCACACAATCAGTCGGGCCAATAGTTACGTTACTATAAACAATACTAGCAGATGGAGTCCAGTATGCAGTTGTGCCAGATGACGTTGGAGCCGTACCGTTAGTTACGTTCACCCCACCCGCAGTATAACCAGTACCAGTAACTTCACCAGTAGCAGTATACGCAGTAGTAGATGCGTTAATAGTAGCAGAAGTTAGATACAGAGCCGCCTTAAACGTATCGGCATTGGTGTTTGCGCGGGTAACAGAAGTACCAAACGCATGATGACCATTAAATAATTCGACCTTAAACGAAGTGCAGACTGCTTGAGTATTAGCCATAATTTACCTCAAATGCTAGCTTGTTGATAAAGACTTTGCAAGCCTTGCTTAAGGCGTGCATGGACATTGCGACGAACTAACTCGTCACCAAGATAATATTCTTCGATTAGCATAATGGAGTTATCATCTTCTTGCCATTCATGCTTATAAGTAAGATCAGCCACCGGAAGGTTACCCTTAGTAGTGAAAATTAGAGGTACATCGTTCATCTATAATCTCCAGACCTATTTTTACCATCTGCGTAAGATTGCAAAAGTTTCATGTTAACTGCGTAACCTTCTGCATACTGTTTAACAACATCTTCATCAGACTTCATGAACGCAGCCGCTTCAATCATTGAAGCGTAGAGCAACAAATTAGGAAAGTTATCACCTAACCACGTAGTATTAGCAGTAACTATAGACTCAGGATAGTAGTAGTAATGAAGTTCTACAGGTGTAGCCACACTAGGTGTCGGACCTATAATAAATGTGTCTTCATCAAACTGAGCATAGTATTTAGGAACGCCAGTTTCATTCGGGTTAGGATACGCTTCACGAATGAAAGAAACATCTTTCAGAAGTAAATATGAATACACAGGTGAAGTTACTGCAAATTCCCACGGGGCAAGAAAATCAGATGGTAGCGTGACGTATTTAGAACCAGAATTTATAGTACTAGTAGCGTTCTTACGAAATGCAGGAATTCTAACGGCTTGAAAAATACGCTTTTCAGCGTTCTCTATGAATACAGAAACATTATCAACAAAAGTAGTGTCATCATTTTCACTACTCATGTCTAAAATACGCTGACGAAGCTCAAGGTAATTCACGAGAAGCCTCTAATGCCGGATCTGGACGAGGATCACGCAACGCCTGCGGGTCTTCTACCTTAATGCGTCCTACACGAAGTTGCGGGTGATCCTTGTCATAACAGGTAGGACAAGCTTTAATTCCAGTACGTTTTTCGTTAACGATGGTATTTTTTAATGCAGACAACTTAACACGGAATCCACATACGTCGCAGAAACCATGAGCGTACTTACCTGATGCGAAATTACCCGGCACTTGGCACAAACCTCACAGATACACGTTCACGGTCTTCAGTAGACGCCCATTCCCACTGCTTATTATACTCTGCTTCAAGCATAGGGAGACGAGATGCCAGTTCAGGTCGCTTCTGAGCTAGTTTATACGCAAGTCCAGCTATTAAGCAAGGAAGCAATCGTTCAGGAACATCGAAATTCAACGAGCCAGTGTTTCCTGCATCTTGAATACGACGCATACGCCAGTAAACTAACGTATACGAATCATTATTAGGTACAGGCCATACAGTTAACTGCGGCTGAATCTGTCTATCAATCCAAACCTGCACCGGGCGTCCAGTAGAATCTTTCTTTGGGATACTAGCATACGTTGACATACCGATACGCTGAATAGCAATATCTGTAGTAGACGTTCGTAATACCATCTCTACAACGTCAATAGTATCTTCTGGTAATTGATAAGTAGCTATATCCTCAAGAAGTGGAATTGCGTCTTGCTCTACAATCCAAAGATTATAGCCACGATTAGCCCAGTCTAAGGCGAGCAAATTCAGGCTTCTGCGAGCAGTACGTAAATCATAGCCACTGCGCATTTCTACGCCAGCTTGTTCATACGCCTCTTCAATAATCTCGACAATATCGAGATTAAAAGTAGCAGTGCCTGAAGTAGCCATTTATATTAGTAAATACCAGAAAACTTTTTACGCTTATCAGCCGCAACAAACTCTTTTGCAACTTTTTGCGGTATTTTTACTTTCTTAGCAAACTCTTTATTATGTGCAACTGCACGCATGAGTTTGGCTTGAGCGGCTGATTTAGAAGGCATTAGTATACTCCACTAAACTTTTTACCCTTAGTAGCGCAGCCTGTACCGCGAACGGTACCACCAGACTTGTACTTCTTACCATGCATCTTCATTTCATGGGCTTTGACTTCTTTCTTAGCCACAGCCTTCATAGGTTGCATAGCTTCCATATTTTTCATAACTTACTCCAGTTCAACGAACTTTGTACTTAGCACCACGAGTAGCCAATCCACAGCCTTTGACGGTACCACCAGACTTTAAACCCGCCGCTTTTTCTCTATCACGGAGGTTCTTCTTAAGTCCAAGAGGATCACCAAAATTACCCATACGCTTAGGCGTAGGTTCTTCAGGTAAAGGAAGATCATTTAACGCGCCGGCACCCCTGCCCTGCGGCAACGGAGTTCGCTTGCCGATAAGTTTCTCGGCTTCTTCTCTGGTAGCAGGTCGATTTTTCATGTCAGCAATTCCAAGCCCGCAGGGCTTTATTAATACGACTATTGGGATCGTTAGCTGTTTTACTACTAGTCAGCTTCTTTTTCATACCAGTCATTCTGGCACAAAACGAATCCCGCCTTTTTCCGCCTTCAGGCTGCGGCGGTTTTAATCCGGGTTTACCAGGATTAGCAGCGTTATATGACGCGCGGCCTTTAGCGTTCAGCCCTCCATTTGGGTTTTTTCCTTCTTTACGCTGCCATGCTGGAGTCTTAGCCATAGAACACCGTGATAGCGGTAAGTCCAGAAATAGTTACATGAACGTCTTTCTCAAAAAGAACGCCTTTTTCTGGAATTACAACCGACTGCGAACCAGTAGAGTTAATCACAAGTTTCGTAGTCCCACTTGGTCCACCATCACGAAACGTAGCAGTACCAGTACCGGTTACGTAAGCACCGCGCACGCGAGTACGATCACTATGCGCAGTCCCGGTAGAGGTTAGATACGCTGATAAAACATCTGTTTGCATAGCAGCTTCCTATTACTTTTCTATGATCTTATCAAAACCTAACCATCCTAGAAATGCTGCGATGATAGAACCAGCAAACCAAAGCGCACGAATTCCACCACGACCTTGCTGCGCTAACTCCACAAGCTTCTCGACTTTTTTATCTAAATCACCCATCTTACTATCTATGGAGTTAACCCTAGCTTCTAAGCGCCCAAAGTCACGCTCTAAACGTCTAGGTTGTGTTTCACAGCATTCATTGTCACTTAAGCTACCCATTTTTAGGTCCCACTATCACCAGGCTGTGAACCATTAGCAAAACGCTGGATGTATTCCACAGTAACAACAACAGACCCAGCAGTCGGGTTACCACCAGTGGCAGTAAACGTGCCAGTCACAGTAACATCTTCAGTACCGATGTTGTTAGCAGCGGGGGCAGCAAATTGTGCGTCTACAATAGCTTGCGTCTGCCTAATAGCAGTCAGAGGAACCGCCATAGACGTAAGAAACGCATTAGGAGTACCTGACTTACCTAGCGTAACATTAACAGCGGAAACACCACCACCAGTAATAGCGGTAACCGTTTCTACACGAAAATTTGTGATCTTCGCACCAGCTGGCAGCGTAAAGAGATTCTGAGCGGTGGGGGACGTAGTAATTGCACTAGACGGAACAACCGCCGTTTGCATCAAAACAACATTACCAACCGTACGTGCAGTAACAGGACCATCACGACGGGGACCAGCACGAAGCGGACCAGAGAAAGTAGTAGCACCCATTTTAAGACTCCAGGTTTAAAAACAGAAAAGGGAGAGCGAAGCTCTCCCTAGAAGGTAGACGCGAAGCTTGAAACGCTACGCAAAATATCCATGGCGACCTCTCATACGAGTTAAGCGCGCCTGTCTGTATGACGTCAGCCGGGACTGTCAGACGCGCCGGGGTTCCCGGTTTTCATTTTTATAGCATTGTCGATGCTAGTTGTCAATGGGCTTGAAGCGAAAAAGGGGCCGAAGCCCCTTTTGCAGTGAAATACTGCGTATTTATTAGTTGGAGCCAGGAGAGCCCCAAACACCAAGCGGGTCCGAATAACCGAACGAATACCGCTCACGCGCCTTGTAGCGCACATTGCCAGTGTCAAAATCACCATCCATACTGGTAGTCATCTTGACACGTTCAAAGTGCTTCAACCCGTTGGGCACATCCGTAAGCATAAACCATGCATTAGGATCAGTCAACCAATGGTTGACAGTAAACCCACCAGGAATAGCACTCATAGACTTAATCGCGTTCAGATCGTTGTCAGCGGTCCCAACACGGTTATCCGTGTCAAGAATACGCTTCGCAACGAACATCAGCGACGGAGGAACCACCAGCTTACGCGGTTTAGCGGCGATAAGCAGGCCCCGCTCATCGGTCCAAGCAGCAATTTGGATAACCGCCGCTTCAAGAGCCGTTTCGTTCAGGTCCACACCAACAGCAGGACGGTTGGCATTAGTACCACCGTTGACCAGCGGGTGATTAACCACAACGCCAGAGCCATTCGTACCAAACAACGAAACGCCATCCCCTCCGAGGAAGTTCTGGTTAAAGCCGTTGTTTAGAACATTCGCAGCCTTGACCTGCTTAGTATAGGCCATAGCGCGAGCCAGAGCCTTCGTGTAGCGAGTAGACAACGCATCATACAGGTTGTCTTCCATCGCCTCTTCGGTGATGGCGAAACCAAGCGCAATGGTCTCGTGCGTATAGCGAGCCGTCCAAGCCTCCTGCGCGTTATCGTAAGCGATAGCCGCACCTTCGGTCTTGCTAGGCGCCGCAGCAAACCCACTCAGCTTCAATTCTTCTTCAAAGCTACGCTCCGAAGATTCCACTTCGTAGATTTCACGATGCTCTTCACCGTAACGCTTGTACTCCATACCAAACAGGGCATTTAACCCAGGCAGGAGTTCCTTAAGTAATTGAGAACGAGAAATAGGCATAATTTACTCCTTACGCGGCGGTAACAGTGGTAGAGTCGTACATGTGAACGCCGGTGTTAAACTTAACAATCACATCAGTGAATGCACTACCGGGATCAACAAAATCCACCACACGCATAGCCAAAGTAGCAGTACGCGCCGGGGCAAGAAGATGAATAGTAGACCTACCAGTAGTGGTACTACCACCGAAGTTACCCAACGCAGCCTGATAGCCGCGCGTAGTAGCTGCAATCGAACCAGCACCCTGAATCTGGTAAAGCTGATCCGGGTCGTCGCAGACCTTGATCTTGATCTGGGTGTAACCGCTGTTCACAGCATTAGCTGGCAAGTATTGCGTGTGCACCACATATTTGAGTGTAGGGTCTACGTAGCTAACACCAACACAGACACCCATGACTCCACCAGTAGAGGTAGTCACAGTGGCGGTCGCAGCCGAGGGTTGCCCAGCAGACACAGCACCAATAAGAATGACGTCGCCGGTATAAATAGCGGTCGCGCTGTTCACGGTCATATCGACTTCACGAATCGACCCACCGTTAAAAGGTTGACCACCAATCATATTGACGGGAATAAGCCCGTAGGGAGAAGCAACAGCAGGCATTTTAACTCCTATTAAGAACCATTACCAAAGCTACCCCGCGAGGTACCAGTTTGCTGTTCAGCAAAAACAGGCATTCGAGGATCACTTTGACCCATAAACTTGTTATTGACGGCAGAAATTTGATTGTTTGCTTGACTTTCATAATAAGCCGCGCGTTCTTGTGCCATCTCTAACGGCATCTTGCACAGCATCAGACCACCAATTTGAATTTCGCCTTTAACATTAGCTTCAAGCTGCAACTCAGGATGGTCTTTGACATTTACGGGTTCATACCCTTCACGAAGACGCTGCGAAATGTTGGTAGGCTGTGCTTCGCCAGTCAAGTGCGTCATAACCCACCGATACGAGTACCCAGGCTTAGGCTGCACATCAGGAAGAACACTCGCAGGTCGCCACCTACGCTTTGCAGTACGAGTTTCCGCTGCGCGCGGAGTACGATCATCGGGCATTCTCTTGCTCCTTCAGTGCCGCCACTTGGCGAGCGTACATTTCAAGGGGGACGCCGAGGCGATTAGCCACAGCTACCTGAGATTTGGTTAGCACGATTTTCTTCGGTGCCGAAGATCGTGTCACAGGCGCTACGACAGTAGAAGGTGCGGGCTTAGAAGGAGTCGTAGTATCCTTAAAAGCCGATGGGAACACTTCCCGAATCCGTTTATTTAGCGCAGAGTAGTATTCTTCACTCGCGGGATTCACACCAGACTGTACTAGTCGATTATGCACACCGAGCGCAAAAGCCGTCATTTCCGGGTCTTGTCCAAACCACGGATTGCTTTCCCTCCAACTACTAGCTCGCGGATCAACCGTGACTTGAGTCTGGGGTACAGCGGGCTGGCGCTCCGGTGCGTTGGATGGTACGTTACCAGAAAAAGATTGTGACTGCAAGGGGGGCTGCGAAACGTATTTCGCTCGTTCCACATCCAAGACAGCGGCAGCTACCTCCTGCTGCGCCTCTACGAAAGTATCCGTATCCCCAGCTTCATGCGCAGCACGGAGCTTCGCCTTGGCTCGATCAAGTCTGGCTTGCGCAAGCTCTTTGTAGTGGGATGCAGAAGTTGTGGTTGTTTGAGCCAACTGCTGTTGGATACGCCTGTTCTCTTCAGCCAGCGCCTGCGCAGCACGCATAGCCTCTTGATACTCGCGCTCCAACTGTTCCCTGCGCCTACGCTCATCATGTCGTGCGTGAGTAAGCTCACTAATACGTGCTTTTACTTTGTCACTATATGCTGCAAGTTCTTCTTCAGTCGGTTCTACAACTTCTTTTTCAAGAGGTTTACGCCCACGATCTTCTTCAGGCGTATCGTCTACGACTTCAAGTTCTGGCTGATTACTGTTATCAACAGGTTCTGTAACATTTTTCTCTTCCTGTTCATCAGGAAAAGTAAACTCAACTTTGTCAACCATTTTTTATCTCCTTAAGCGCGACTAATGCCACGAGGGTCGTCAACCGTAGCTTCAACTTGATCGTCAGTAATCAACCTGAACTCTTTACCAAAAATCTTGATGCGAGTACCTGAATTTGGACGTACAACCACAAAATCACCTTCTTTGCACCAAGGATAGCTAAACTTATTACGATCTTTGTATGCATCAGGGCCGACCTTCAGTACAAAAAGTACTGAAGCAAGCACCATTTCATTGTGAATAGTTTTGTCCGCCTTTATGATACCACTTTCAAACTTATCTTCGATTTCTGGCACCGCGCAAAGAATATTGTATCCTTGCGGTACAGGAAGTTTAGAAGGCATAGGTTCACTCATTATTGCGCTCCATTTGCTCTGCAAGGTCTAAGATTTCACGCTCTGCGTAGGCTAGACCTTGAATTTGCCCACACAGAGATTTGTATTCTTCAAAAGAAGCGCAGTTTCCTGTAGCAGCTTCGTCTGCTAAATTATTCATGCGGTCTCTAACTTTTTGTCTGAGAATCAGTAATACTTTTAACTCGTTCACCGAGCGCTCCTTTGAGAATTCTTAGAAATAGCCTTCATTACTTCAATATTTGCCTTAACCCGACGATCTTGGTCAGCCTTATCTTTCGCGCCCTGTAGTTTCGCCGCTGCCACTGCCGCTTCCAACTCAATACGTTTCTTTTCAAGCTCCGCACGCTGCAAGGCTATCTGATAATCAAACTGGTCATTCTGTGCCTTGCGTTGCGACTCTTTTTCTTTCAACAGCATTTCAGCCTGTTTTAACTGTAACTCAGGATTCTGTGCCGCTTGCTGGTTCTGTTGTTGCGCTGCCATAGCCTGATTCATAGTCATGGTACGCTGCGCAGCTTGCGCAATTAACGGAGCAAACCGTTTTTCAACATCTGCATCAACCGGCGCCGAGTTAGTATCTTCTTTATACTCAGGCAATGGCACGCCAAGCTGCTGTTCAATCTGGAGCCGGTACGCATATGCTGCATGTTCCGCAATATGCGCCATCATGGCAGCGGCCATCTGCTGTGCAGCGGGGTTCTGCCCAATCGCAGCGGCTACCTTCGGGTCTTGCATGAACAACTGATGCACAGCCATGTGTGCATCATGATCTTGATACGCAAACGCCTTGATCGGCTTCATCATTAAAATATTCATGTTCTCCGCAACAGGGTCCATGGGTTTCATGTCCTCAGGAAGCGGTACCAGCTTTTCAGCGTTCTTAATGCCAATAACCTCCAACATCTGTCTATGAAGTTGTGGTAAGTTATAAATCTGCGGAGCACCTTGCGCAAGCTGCATCACTGCTTGATACTGCACAATGCGTTGCGACATTGTTGCAGCATTAGGGTCACTAACAGGTATTACTTCCGCAATACTAAAGTCTTCCCTACGGGCACGCATATGCCCATCTTCAGTATCGTAGTCATAGTTAGGGTCCGCATGATCCCGAATAATATTAGCAATAAGCTTAAGCTCTTGCTTCATCGTATAGTGAATCCGCGCCTGCACAGCACTCATCACTTTAAGCATCCGCTCAAGCAGCGCTAACGTGGTCCCTACCGGCGCCTGCGCGCTCATGTCAGAGACCTTCAGGTCCGCAGTAGCCGCAAACCGTCGCGCTTCCTCAACAATCTGATTGAGCAAGGCTAGGAGCGTCTGCGAGGGCTCCTTGTACGGCAGCGGCATGATGTTGTCGCGTACGGTCCCGCTGGGAATGTCTACGTCGCGGAATTCACCCGGACGGATGGGCTCGTCGCTGCTCTTGATCCGCAGCCCACGGGTCTTAAGCCCCCCAGGGAGGTTCGCCAGCGTGCCGGCATCCACCAACTGCCGAATAAGCGCCGTGGCCGATTTAGCTGCGGAGCCGATAAGGTGGATTAACCCAAAACCGTAACTACCAAACCCAGGAATGTATTGATAATGAACAAAATGCTGTCGGCTCTGTTTCGTCGGATCATCTTCCAACCAGTTACGCCGAATGGCAAGCACCTTGCCGGTGTCCTTAAGTACCGTTACAACATATGGTACCCCGACTTTACTAGTCGAATTCCCTGCGAATGTATCTTCCCATCCCTCAATGAAAAGGTCTACATGAAATTCAAGTAGTAAATAACGAGAATCGTTATTAGACGTAAACCCTGTGTTTTCGTCTTTCTTATCTTGAATCTCATCCTGAGTCTTAACAGGGTCACCAAGATCACCCGCTACGTAGAATCCAGCTTCTTGTAGTTTCAGAATTTCATTCTTAGTCTTACGCATACGATGCGTAATACGCGGAGAACTGAAAATATCAGAAACACCGTATGGTAATACAACGTCTTCCGCGGGGACAAAAAGCGATACCTGTCGATTTAGTGATGGATCAAAATATACTTTTTTAAACGCACTACCAGTGATAGGCAGGTTCCAAAGCATTTTCTCATGCTCTGGTCGGTACTCAACCATCACGTTAGTGATCTGATGGTTCATTTCATCCCGCACACGCTTAGCTGCGTCTTCTTTAGCGGGGGTGGATTTACCAAGAATCTGGGTCTTGCACGGCCCCTGTGCAGGGAACGTCTCCATGATCGTTTCGCTTTGGAAACGAACTACAGCTTCAGT